GTCGCCGCAGTTAGAACCTGGATCGCGTTGCCTTGAGCGAGAATGCTACCTAGTCGGGTCCGCCGATGAACAGTGGTAACAGTTCCCGTTACTCCTGCCGCAGCCGTATCCGTTCCAACCGCCAGCCAAACCGCAGCCGCCGCTACATTCGCTACTGCGAGAAGTGCGCCCGCATACCAGAGACGCCCCTTGACTCCACTGCCTAGTGGATTGTAGAGGGTCAGAACGGGAGTAGTGGCCGATAGGCCGGCCTGTGAGGTAACGCCCGCGGTACTGGCCACCGCATAGACGCGACCCTTGGCGACCGCTGCCTGAAGGCTATCCGCTTCCAGTTCAACGATGTTCGGCCCGATATTTCCCTTTGTCTTCATGACTGTTTTCCTTTCCCCTGCCGTCTCTTTTTAGGCAGGATTACCGCTCTTACAGGTCGACTTCCTCCCAGATGTAATTGCAGGTTGCTGCGAGGGCACCAGAGGCTGTCGAAGTCTGAATTGACAGGTTTGTTCCTGGCATGATGTCGATGGCCCCCTTGAACCAACGACCTAGTGTGGGAATTGACGGCACGGTGTTGATATTCGCCGTCGTACTGCACCCGAGGATGGCGATGCCAACAGGGATTGCTGGTAGTGTCGCCACTTCAAAAGCCTGGATCACATTGCCCTGGGTGACAGTGCTTCCTAGTCTTGTCCGCCGATGGGCTGTCTGAGCAGTTCCCGTTACGGCATTGGCGGTCACATCAGTTCCAACAGCTACCCAAGCGACACAAGCGGCAGCAGCGGCCACCTCAAATGTCACACCCGCATACCAGAGACGGCCTTTGACTCCACTACCCGCCGGATTGTAGAGGGTCAGAACGGGTTCCGTAAGTGAGAGACCGGCTTGTGTGGCTATTCCCGTTTGATTGCAGGCAGAGAATACGCGCCCTCTACCGACAGCCGCCTGAAAATCATCCGTTTCTAGGGCTACAATGTGCCCCCCGATTTTGCCCACTGTCTTCATGTTTCTTATCCCTTCCCCCGCCGTCTCTTTTCAGGCGGGCCTAGAGTGATCCGTTTAGGTACTCAAGAATGGCACCGAGTAATCCCTTGATGTCCTTGAGGACTCTAACTTCTGGCGTCTCACCGATGACCCATTCCAAGCCATTCCAGTGCCAGACTTCATTCGTGTCCCAGGTGAAGAGACTGGACCCAGGTGGCATCTCTGCCTGCGTCAGTTCATGCCCACCGGGAAGAATTAGCCCTGGATATGGCTTCTCATCCGTCGACAGACCGATGAAACGCTTGATGCTAGTTTCGAGCCTGACCGTCAATATTCACCTCCAGTCAGAGGCTACGGGGGCGGGCAAGGGGGTGCCAAACCCGCCCCCGATCCCACTTAGGTCACTGTCACATAGGCATCATCGTCAACGGGGTAATACCAGATCGTCCATTTCATCGCGCCGGTGTTATCGCCGCTAGTCGCCAAGGTAATGACGCCAGCAGGGATGACGCAGGGCGATGTGCAAGTCAGGGAGACGCCGGTATTCTTGATGATCGCGTCGGCGGGATTGCCAGTGATGCTGAAGGTCATGCCGATTGCAGCATTGGCCATCGCAATTGCCGTACCCAGCGCACCGATGGCCCCGACCGTGGGGTCGACATTGATAGTCAAGTTGCTGGCATTTGCCCCAATCGCCGTCGTTATGACCTCGCCAACAAGTGCCGTGACGCAGACGCGCCCACCTGTGACGGTGAACATATTCTTGGTGGTGGCACCTGAGATAACCGTCGAGCCCTTCTCGATCTTGATGCCCTGATGGTGTTTCGCCCAGTTTTGCAGTTCACCCATATCGTCCTCCTTATGTCACCGTCACGTAGGCACCACGGTCGACGGGCCAGTACCAGATCGTCCATTTCATCTCACCCGTATTGTCAGCTGCCGTGGTATATTGAATGGCACCTGCTGGTACGATACACGGTCGTTTACAGGTGACAGCGACGCCGGTATTCTTGATGATCGCGTCGGCGGGATTGCCAGTGATAGAGAATGTTGTACCGATGACGGCACCATTTGTTTCTATCAGTGTACCCAAGGCACCAGCCGCACCGACCGTCGGGTCAACACCAATGGTCAGGTCGTTCGCCTGGGCCTGGATATTCGTTGTTGCAACCTCACCGTGAAGGGCCGTAATAGCAATCCGCCCGCCCGTGACGGTAAACATGGGCTTCGTCGATGCGAGGGCGATGGCCGTTGAATCCTTCTCGACCTTTTTGCCTAGCCTCAGTTTTGACCAGTATTTGAATTCGCCCATATTGGCCTCCTAACGCCGCGCACGTCGCGGCGCATCAGTGAAGCCTTTTGGCTTCTCTACTTCTTCGGGTTCCTCAGCCTCTATCTCTGTAACTTCCTCAGCCTCCGCCTTGAGTTCAGCGACAGTCTCTTGGAACGGAGGCGGCGGCGCAGAGGCCGCCACCTCCCCTTCGAGAAGCGTTATCGCTGCCGTGATATGGGCGAAGATGGGATGCTCATAGAGATAGCGCCGTCGCATGAAGTCCTCAATGAACTTGACCTCGGCCAGCGCGTTAGCTAGGTTTTCCATTTTTCACCCTAGACCGCCGACACAGGAAGGTTCGCAGGGTCACGCTGGATGAGTAGATCGTGGACGATGGCGACAAGCGTGCCACCGCCAGCGGTGCATACCACCGAGTCGTAGCCATCGGTAAGCTCGTCAGCACCGACGTAGAAACAGATACAGTTCGAGCCCGCGCCAGCACTCTTGGTGAGGGTGGCGATTTTGGTGCCTGTAGCGGCTACATGCGTCCAAACACCGCCTATGCCACCACCCACATAGGAGTCTGGATCAAGCAGGAGGGTCACTGAACCCGCCCCAGCGATGGTCTGTGTAAATGTGTAGACTGTGCCAGTGGTGTCTTGCTTGCCAACGAAGGTGACGCCTGCTGCGTTCTTCAACGAAACAGATAAGCCGCTTGCGACGGCAACTACATTGAAGAGCCTTCCTAGTCCTTTCATTTCTTTTACCTCTTTCCTGCCCACCAAGGGGTTTCAATGCCCCGATGGGACTAGGCCCTGGCGGGGGTGTTACTGCCCGCCAGGGCTGGATGCTTATGCTCGCGCCTCTATTGCCACGAACGGGCTAACAGTCGCGCCGTGGGCTGGTGTGAATGCACCCTGTAGCCATGGCCGACCATCAACACGCTCGATTACGCGCAGAGCCGTCTCGTCACTCAGGAAGTAGACATGCTCCGAGGTCTCTAGCGTCACCGCCTGTCGGTCGCCGAGTAGGTAGTAACTTAGGTCGACAAAACAGAGGTCGCCCTGATCGCCGAGGGCCGGCACCTTCTCGCTGATGATGAGTGGTCGTGCGAGCATCGAAGGCAACGGAGCATTACGGATGTCCACCAGAGACACAGGAGCTCCACCGACGCCGACCTGGATCGAGAGGGTCATCAGTTCCTTGAAGCAGGATTGATTCGCGATCCAGATGGCATTGCCGAGAGAAGTTGGCAGCATGCGGGAGTACATCCCCAGCACGTTCTCAACAACGATAGTGTCAGCGGCCTGATCGGTCTCCTTAGTAATGGCGATGAGGGCCCCAGAGTTCAGGAAGCCGAGAGGCTCACCTGCCCCACTACCCTCAAAGAAGGCCAAGTCCTCGTAGAAGGCGAGGCCCTTGGGGATAGCCTGCATCAAGAAGCTGTTGAGACCCGCCGCATCAGCCCAGAGTTCGTTGGGCACAGCAGCCAAGCCCGCGAGTTTGTTGGCCTCCAGTTTCACACGCCCGAACTTAGCCTGTGTCGGACTCAGGGTGCCGCCTTCGGGAGTCCAGGAGAACGTCATGCCACCCAAGACGCTGCCCACGTTGGTGGTACTATCGACATAGGGTATGGGCAGGGTCTGCGAAGTCATAGTGATGACGGTCGCACGGGGCCGCACGATGGCACTTTCCAGGGCGACTTGCATGATCTCGGCCCGCATCGTCTCGGGGATCAGGAAACCGCCGGCGGCCGGGTCGACCGAACTGTAGGCATCCATGACTCCCCGTGCCTTAGTCAGCCGATCCATGTCGGGACGGGGGTTCTTGTGCCAGATCGTCCGAGCAAAATCGCCGAGATTGGCGAAACCAACATCGTTCATCTTGACGCCAGGAGCCAGCGGATTGTAGGCGGCATTAGCTTCGGCCCCAGTGCCAGCCTCAGTCGGCGGTGCCAACTGCGGCCGGTTGACGCCGTGCTCCTTGAGCAACTTGTTGATCGTCTCTTCTGTCGCCGTCTTCACACGATCTTCGATGGCACTAGAACCAGCCATTCCCGCCACCACAGCCTCGGTGACCATATCCCGCATGGCACCGCGCTCATCGGTCGCCTTCGAGTATTTGGCGACCAATTCCTCCAGTTGGCCATCGCGGATGATCTGGCCAATCTTTTTGACGTCGCGCATCAGCTCCTGCATTTCCTCTACGGTTTCAGGAATGATTAACTTGTCCATAGTTACTCTCCTTTGGTGCTGGCCATGCCAGCTTTCAATGATTCGTTCACGGGATGCTCAGCCAGCAACTTCTCAAGGTTCGGCTCAGGTGGGTTGAAGTTGGCATAGTCCTTGAAAAGTGTCGGCCAATCGACGTTGGCGAATGGGTCATTCAGTCCTAGTTCCTTATCAGTCGGCTCGCAAGCCTTAGCCTCTCCACTCGCCGCCTCAAATGAGCCATCGTGATCCTTGCAATGCGAACGGGCAGTATCGGGTGTCCATGTGTCCTTCGGATAGCGATATGCCTGTTCAGTTGCACTGGACTCGCCCTTGAGCCTGCCGACAATCACGTCGTAACGTTTGCCCTCATGCTCCCGGCTCATTCGACGGAAGGAATCAGGCTGGAAGTCGCCAGGGTCACGCAGACGGCAGGCGTGCTCATTGGGATAGGGATTGCGGATCGTATCCTCCGGAGGATGGCTTCTCTCCCAATGACGTTCACAGGCAGCCTCTCGTTCAGCAGCATCGGGATGGTTTTCGCGCATGGCCGGATCGTTATTACAGCGCCGCATGAAATCGGCTTTCGTCTCCCCTTCCTGTGGATAGGGATTCTCAATCTTGGCCTGCGGCACCCATTCGGGCACATTCTTGAAATTCGAGAGGTTGAAGATGCCAACCTGATTCCGCGCCCGCTGGCCATCCACGATCCCATCCGCCAGCCCGACATCAACGGCCTCTTGCGCCCGATACCAACTTTCCTCACGCATCCGCTCACGCCATTCGGCCTCGGTGCCCCCAGCACGGCCAGCAAAAAAACTGGCGATTGTGTCAGCCATCTTGTCAAGCGTTGAGCCCATCTTCGCGTGATCTTTGGCGTCGCCGAGGGTCATGCCGTGAGGCTCGTGGATCATCATCGTGGAGCCAGTCGCCATGAGAACGGTGTCGCCGGCCTGTGTAATGAATGAGGCGCTAGAGGCGGCGAGGCCGTCCACGACGACATCCACGCTGGC